TATACTCTCCCACATTGTTACATCTTCCTGTTCCAAGACAAGATTTGTTGCTGCTCCAGTCTGATTACATCCTTGGGCAACCGTATATGTCTGCTTACATGTCTCAACACCTTGAGACTATCCAGGTTTCATGGTATGCAGGGATTTGGATAGCAGCAAAGAAAACTCTAAAGAAACTTTGGAAAAATCATCCTATATTTCTAGTTGCTGGTGTCCTTTGTGCTCTATGGGTCGGGTGGAAGGGCCTCACAGCTGTTTATAACAGCCTCAAGACTTGTGTGACTGGAAAAACTGACTGGAGATGTCCTGCATGTTCATATTTACACTCCTTTACCAGAGAGCAACGCAGGTGTTTTCTTACTTCAGACTACAAGTATTGCCCGAATTGCCGTACTAAGTATGCTATCACGCATGAAGGTGAATTATTATCCACCCACAGGTTGTGTCAGCAGACCCAAGCATGGCAAGATGAAACGTTCAACAGTATGGCACAGAGAGATGTCAAATGCCCTATTGCAGAGAACCAGTCTCCCACTGATGTTCCTGACAATGACCCAGCATGGAGGTCTAGCAAGAATGGAACTGTTAGGTCCGCTGTTTGGAAACGTAGAACAAAAACAAATCCAAACAAGTATGCTCCACCACTTCTCGACGCGGGAGTACCTCTCACCTTCTCTGACAAATGGGAGGAGAACTGGGAAGCTCCAGTCGATGACTGGGAATTCCAAGGGAAGCAAGACCACTATCATGCGGTCATTAAGACTATAAAAGAAAATATGTGCAAGGTGTCTGGACTCTACCAAACAAAAGCCATGTTCATACGAGGCAAATATGTTATATACCCTTGGCATGCTCATGAGGATGCTGGAATGACTGTGTTCGCCGATGGCAAGTCCTGGGATCTACTCCCAGTATATGGTGACCCAAATGCTGATATTGCAATTTCTAAGGTTGTTGACAAACGCTTTCCTCCAAGGCGAGATATCACAAAATACATGCTTCCAGCCTCTGAGATTGATAAAGTCTCATCGGGCATGATTGTCATATATGATGACCACGGCTATGACTCCATTAGTGGCTCACTGCGCTTTATTCAGGAATGCCACTCCCATTATTTTGATTCCACGAATCAGAAGGTCAGTCAGAACCTCCTTTCCTTGAGCTCTGTTTCCATGGCTACTGGAGGCTTGCATCCTGAAGTGGGTGACTGTGGCAACCCTTATATTGTCATGAACGGAAGGGCACAATGTCTTGTG